CGCCAATGTCCTCAAAAAGATTCTTCATATCCTCATCCTCGGACATTTCTTGCAGGTCTTTTATTGACTGCTTGATGGCGTTGGGTAAATGGTGGAGGCGGATGATTTTCTTTTCTCCCTTCATCTTTTCGAGCACGGCTTTAGCCTGCTCCTGCAACTCTTTTTCTTCTTTCGTCATAACTCTATCTTTTGATTTTGTAGTCTTGTTTCAATGAATTTAGTCCATTTCCTTGACATCATAAACCTCCGAAGATAAACCATTTCACCGAAGGACAGAGAATTAAGGAATGTTGCTACTTTGTGTTCGACAATTTTTTCATTAACCATAATTTGAAATATTCTAATTTAGACATCTTTGCTTTGAAGATGCAAGGGTGCAAATCGTCAAGGATGCACATATACCCATTATGGTAAACGCATCTTCTACATTGAGAGATTGGAATTTTCTTTACTCGTTTCATATTATTCTTCTTCAAATTCAAAGTTTATTTTTCCTTGTAAAAACTTGTCGGCATACCATTTGGCATAGGGCTTTCCGCTTATCCACCAGTCAAAGATATTTTCCGCAATTTGGTTTTCCATTTCTTCGTTAGGGATAGTCCCCATCGTTAGGGGTATCCATCTTCTCCCGTTGTTGAACTCGTTTCTGTTGTATCTTTTTCCGAAGGTAGGTTTGCCTTGTTATACCCACCCCCCATTCGGATTTTTTTGATTGCCTCAATCCATTTGGCTTTTACATAGGGATATTTCTGACAATCAGCAACCTTTTGTCTATGTGGTGACATAGGGCAAAGGATGCAACCTATTCTATGCTGACCTTGGTCGTATAATTCACAATGGGGAACTTCGCATACTTTGTTTAGGAACTCCCAAACATCTCTTTCTTCCCAATCTATGATAGGAGAAACAAGAATGCTATCCTTGCCACCTATGCACCGCACCTCTTGCGTCTTATCATACGAGAATTGGTCTTGATTGAGATTCTTGTACTTCTTGCGAATCTTCTCCTCCTGCCACTCCGTAAACTGCTCAAAGTTGCCCGAAAACTTGCGGTTGCTTACCTCTATCTCATTCCTTTTCGCTCTCCTTACACTCTCTGCGTGGCGAATACCTATGAGGGTAACTTTCCCAGCACCCGCCATTTCTTTGAATTTAGCACAACACCACCTTACCTTTTGCGTGGGGAGTATTCCCATTTCCACCGCAGTATCATAGATATTCTTATCTACCTTGCCAAACTCACAATCGGGATAGTGTTTCTTGATAAACTTTATGAGTTGTGGGGGGTCAACGGTTGTAGGGCTAAAATGAGCCTTAAATTTGACTCCTGCAAGTTGGGTGATATGATATAGTGCTTGACTATCTTTACCACCGCTAAACGCAAGGAAAAAGCCATTTTCATCATCATAGAGCAAAGAAAGTTTCTCTGCCTTTTTGATAACTTCAATAGAGTGCTTCATCCTTTCTCTCAACATTGGAGAAGCCTTTTCTAATGCTTGTTCTAAATTCATATTTCTATCATAATAATTTCTACAATAGGGGTTTATACTGACGGGTTCCGATTGTTGAGATTTCATATTCTCTGCATCGAGTTCAACTTCGCCCCCCACAAAATATGGGTGGAAGATAACCCCGATATGCCAATTTAACTAAAATAAATTTGGTATTCTCGTAATTTTTACATTGAGAGATTGGAATTTTCTTTACTCGTTTCATATCAATTCTCTTTTTTTGAGTTCTCTTTTAATGCCCTTGTATATCTTCAAGAGTTCTAAATCATCAAGTTTCCTTATGTCTATGTGTTGTTTCTCTTGGACTTTCTTCACGAATCCCGAGTTGAGATTCACTCCTGCCACCTTATTGCATATCGCATCGCATTCCTCATTCCACTTGTTGCCATTATGTCCTCGCACCCAGTAATATTCAAGGTCAAGTTCGTTTTTCTCCACATATTCCTTGTATTCATCTACGAGGTCTGTATTGGCTTTCGCAGTCCAAAAGGAATTTCCTAAAATACCAAGAGCATATTGGCTATCGGAGAAGATAGATGCTTTCGCCTTTTTGGGGAGAGATTTAACGGCATTCAAGATTGCTTTTATCTCGCACCTATTGTTTGTTTCATTAAAGATTGGAATACCTTGTCTTTTCCATTCTTTGCCATTTTTGAGAATGATAAAAGCATAAGCCCCTTTCTTGTGTTGCATTGAGTAACCGCCATCGGTATATATCTCATACTTATCCATAGTTGTGCCTTAACAATTAAGCATACAATTTTAGGAACGCATTACTTGACCTCCACGAGAGGGGTATAATGGTTGCCTATTTGGTATAAAAGTTCATTTTCTCTCCTTGTCACAAACCAACTATCCCGATAGGCATTGATGCGGATAATGTCAAAAGCACCTTCCACCTTGCCAATAGTGATATACATAGGCTCAACGGAAATCAAATGCTTTTCCTTCATCTTGTTTATAAGGTTTGTTACAGAGGATTTAGACATACCCACAAGGCGAGCGAGGGAAGATTTACGAATAGAGCCTAACAAATCCTTGTTTGCATAGTCCACATAGCCACGAACTTCCTTATACTGCCTTAATTCCTTCTTGGAAAATCGGTAGTTGGGGGAGTCTGCCTTAACAACTATGTTCTTTACAAATTGAATTTGGTTTACCCTATTGAGAATGATTCCTTCTCGCAGAGTGTTCTGTATATCCTTGAATGATGAATTTCTTTCAACTCGAATATAGCGATAATTTCCTATGTGTAACTTGTTTACTTTAATCGTATCGTTGCCATAGGAGAAAAATCCCAACTTCTCGCCATCTTTAAGACATTTAGAGAACCTTTCGCTACCAAGATGAGTGATTGCCTTAATATCCCTTGCAGAGTGCTTATAGACAATAGAATTGGCATATCTTGCCTTGAAGAATACCGCAAGGCAAAGAGCATCAAAAGTCCTTTTGTTCTTGATGCACTTTTCAATAGTGTTTATGTCAATCTTAATGTACATAAAAATAACCCCGAAAGAATAATCCTTCGGGGCTTCATCCACTCCCACCTCTTGCGAGGTTCGCTCTCTTGGGAGGTGGATATATCTCACAATATGACACTAATCCATTCTCCGAAACTTATACCCGAGAGCGATTGGATATTCAATTCACTTGCAAATATAGCAATAATTTTCGGAAAAACAATACTTTCTCCCAAAACTTTCTTGAAATTTATTTATTTGTTTGATTTTTTTGTATATTTGCAACATCGAATAGGCAAAGGGTCAGTCTAAAGCGAAAACAAAAGAGTAAACATTAACCAAAAAAACAAAAAAATTATGTCTATTTGTACTTGCCCTTTGGGGAAGGCAATCCCTAATGTTCCAAACGCATCTTGTCCCGTAGATTTCGGACAGATTCAGAAAATCGTGTTTCAGCGCATCTTCAAAACTGGAACAACGAAAAACTCCTTCACCTCTTCCGCAGCGATAACCGCTCTCGCTTCTTGGACTGCGAACATCACCGCAGCCGATGGTAGCAAGATGGTTATCACTCCGTATGTGGAAGCCCCCGCTGCCGATGGTGGCGATGCAATCACCTATGGTGGTGGCAACGATTCAGTTGGTGGCGTAACAAAGACAATCGGCAGAAACCCTGTCAATATGACTTTCGCTCTCCGACAGATTTCGCAGGACATCGTTAAGGCTCTCAAAGGTCTTATGTGCGAAACTCTTGGTGTTTACCTTATCAATGGTGACGGGCAGATTCTCGCACTCAAGGGAAGCACCGCTGGAGTTCACTACCCGATTCCTATTGACAACCTTTTCGTAGGTGACCTTATGCTGAATGGTCTTGACACCCCCGATTCCAACGCACTCTCATTCTCATTCAAGCCGAATTGGAGTGACGATGCAGTGGTTGTCACACCTGAGGACTTCAACCCTCTTACCGACCTCGCTAACGAAACGGAATAATGGGTGCAAAGGTATCTACTATCCGCTTGCAAGTTGGCGAGCGGATAGAAACCTTCGGGGCAGAACACGCAGAAAGGTTGCTTCGGATGCCTAACAACGGAGGATGGAAAATAGCAGACGATGAAAAAGTAGAATTGACGGAAAATGGTTTTCGACCTATCAAACATAAAAAAGGAGATTCTTCAGCCGAGCAAAAGGGATGCGATACAGAAGGCGGTAGCGCAGCAAGAGTGGATTAAAATGCACACAGACACCAATCTTGACTTCGTGAACACCCTTCCGTTCCGCAAGTTCCTTCTGTTCGTCAAAAGTCAGTTGCCCGAGGATAAGTACCTCACGGCAATTAACAACTTGAAGTTCCCCCTTCCGACAAATGCCATCACGAAAAGTATCTTCGTGAAGTTGTCGAAATTGTTTGATGGACGAAACCCTGCATTCAACTACCAGTTCCACAATACCCAAGAGAGGGATGATTGGGAATGGTATCGTCAAGAGGTCTTGGACGAGCCTAATCTTTGGTCGCAGAAGGCTTGGAGATTCTTCCAAACGGAAATCAACTGCGTTATGGTGGTTGATATGCCTATGGACACAGACCCTACCGACAGATACCCCCAACCTTATTCCTATTTCGTGCCGATAAGCGAGGTTATCTCCTATTCGGTCAACGAAAAGACAAAATGTATGGACTGGATAATCTTCAAGAACGATAAAAGGGTTATCGTGATTGACGGAGAATCCTACCGCACCTTCGATTGGGACGGGGTGAAACTGGGAGCGATGCTTTCCGACAATCCTCACGGCTTGGGTTACTGCCCTGCCAAGTTCCTTTGGAACGAGCCACTTTCCCTTTCTCAACCCGACATCAAGGAAAGTCCGTTGAGCAAGAAACTCTCCGCACTTGACTGGTACTTGTTCAAGACCTTGGGCGTAAAGCACTTGGACACCTATGCAAGTTACCCTATTTATAGTGCCTATGAGGAGGAATGCGACTATGTGGACAAGGATGGAAATGCTTGCCATAAGGGGCACTTGCAGACGCCCGATGGCTCATACTTGACGGATGTAGCAGGCAACCTCGTGGTTTGTCCGCTCTGTCACGGCAAGAAGCAGTTGGCAGGAGCAGGCTCATTTATCACTGTTCCGATACCGCAGGATGGTCAGCCCGACTTGAGAAAGCCCGTTGATATTACCACCATAGACAAGCAGAGCCTTGACTATAATGTTGGCGAACTGGAGAGATTGGAGAAGGATATTATCAGTTCTTGTGTAGGAGTTGATAACACCATCATCAATGAAACCTCCCTTGCCGACAAGCAGGTGGATGCCACTTACGAAAGTAAGGACACGGTGCTCAATAGAATCAAGAAAGGCTTTGAGGAGGCGCAGGAATGGCACGATGCCACTTGTTGCCGACTTCGCTACGGCTCTGCATTCATCAGTGCAGGAGTGAACTACGGAGACGAGTTCTACACCCTTACCCCCGAGGTGCTTCGCAAGAGGTACAACGAGGCAAAGGAAGGTGGAGCGAGCGAAGCCGAACTGGATGCACTCCGTACCCAGTTGCTTGAAACGCAGTACCGACACAACCCTACCCAGTTGCAGAGAATGATTATCTTGAACGACCTTGAGCCTTTGCGCCACAAGAGTTTCGATGAGGTTGAAACCCTCCGAAAAGAAGGTCTTGTTCCGCAGGAGGTAGCAATCCTCAAGAGCGACTTCTCCGCATTTGTGAGTAGGTTTGAAAGAGAAAATGATAATATCTTGGAGTTTGGGGTGAACATCCCTTACTCGGAGAAAATAAACAACATCTATAACACACTATTAAATTATGCAAAACAACGAGCAGTCCCTTCTCTTAACTCATAGAGAAAACTATATTGTTCCAAAGGGGCAGGAACAGACCGTCCATTGCAAGATTGCAAAACTGGATTCTAACGGCAACTTTCTTGAGAGTGTTCGCCTTGTTCATTTCGGCTTGAAGAAGTTTGAAACGACCATCAAAGACAACCTCGAAACGATGGGTTACACCGTTGAAATCCTCCATCATCCGATGGGCAAGTACTCCAACTCTGTTATCAAGAGCAAGGATGTAGAGATTAAGGTCAAGGATGCAGAGATTAAGGCACTCAAGGCTGAACTCGAAGCCAAGGACAACTCCAAGGAGATGGCAGCAAAGGATGCAGAGATTGCAGCACTTCGCAAGGCACTCGCAGAGGCAAAGAAGAACAAGGGTGGCAGACCGAAAAAGGAGGAGTAAACTATGCTGAACAAGGAAACACTCATTGCTAATGAGGCTCTTAAGGGCTTGACCGAAGAACAGATTGACGCAATCGTCACTCTGTCCGAGAATGACGAGGCAACAGTCCTCGGAACAAAGTTCGGTGAGGTCTATCGGCAGATGGATTCTTCCATTGAGAAAGCCACTGGCATCAAGAGGATAGGGGATGAAAAGACCTATCTCTATCTTGAAAGGGCAGCAAAGGAATACGCAGGCAAGTTTGCGGATTACGATGCTCTCAAAACGAAAATCACTGACCTTGAGGCACAGATTGCCAAGGGCGGTGACGATGCACTGAAAGCGGAACTTGAGAACGCAAAGAAGGAACTTTCAGCAACGAAAGACCAGTTCAACACTCTCAAGGCTTCGTTTGATACGGAGAAAGCCAATTATGCAAAGGCACTCTCCGACTACAAGATTGAAAGCGAACTTGCCCGAGCAAGGGAGGGTATCAAGATGAAGGCAGGCTTCAATGAAGCCGTACTCAACACCCTCATAGCGCAGGCAACCGCCAACATCAAGGCAAAGAATCCTTCGTTTGAGGACAAGGATGGAAAAGAAAGGCTAATTTTCCACGATGAGAATGGTGCTCCGCTCAACAACGCAGAGAACAAACTCAATCCTTTCACTGCGAGGGAACTTTACATAAAGGAATTTGAGGCGATGGACATTCTCGAAAAGACCCCTGCAAAGGGTGCAGGCGGAAAGCAGACCGTTGTGACTACTGGAGCGCACCTCGGAGCGACCACAAAGGAGGAGGCAACCAACATCATCAACAAGACACTTTTCGATATGGGTATTTCAAAGACCGACCTCCGCTTCCAAGCAGAGTTCGATAAACTTTGGAACGAGAATGACATTGATTCACTTCCTCTATCAAAGTAGGCTAAAGGGGTAAGCCATACAAGAAAAAGCAACAACCAAACAAACCAAAAAAAAAAGTTATGAGTTTAGTAGCAACAGTACTCAACGAGATTCGCATTAAGAATGAGAAACTCGACAAGAACGAACATCGCTTGAGCGAGTATGGCGCACTTGACTTCTTTGTTCAGCAGAGCAAGTCAAATCCCCTCCTCACAAGCGAAATGAAGGCGCAGGCTATCCGCAGCGCAGGTAAGACCCTTAAGATGCCCGTTATCAACTATGACGGTAACATTACAGTTTCCAACGTAAGGTCTTGCTCCGTGCAGGATGCAGAGAACACCTCCGCACTTGTAGGTGTAACCTTCGCCACCTATGCCGTAGGTTTCACCGTAGTGCCTGCGATGTACTCCAACAACGAGATTGACAAACAGAACGACATCACCAAGAAGTACCTCAAGTGTGCCCGTGTTCTCGGTGCAGCCCTTGATGGTGCAGCCCTTACTGCACTTGATGCAGCCAAGACGCAGGTGTTTGCCGACAAACTCATCTACACCGAAGCAGTAGGTGGCGATGTGATTGATGTTCCTTGGGCAAGCCGTGAGGACATTCTCTCCGACATTGAGCCTATGATGAACGCAAACGACTACTATGGTCGTGTTCACATCATCGGCAACAACGGAGTTCGCTCTCTCCTCAATAAACTTGCAGAAAAGGGTACTTACAACATCGTTGACAAGAGCCTTGAGTGGGCAGGCAAGGAGTTCCACTTCACCAACCGCCTCGCCAACGAAAGTGGTATGTACGCCACCTTCTATGCCGTTGAGGATGGCAATGTGGATATTCTGTTCCGCTATGACAGAGAGGCAGTTCTCGGAACTACCACCAAGGTCGGACACGAGTGGGACATCGTTACGATGCCTTACATCGGAATCCCCGTTGGTGTTCACTACTACGAGAGTGTGGGAGACCAGAGCGCAATCGCAGGGGATGCCACCGCAGACCTCACTTGCGCCAAGAAGGAATACTACGGATTCTCCGTTGATGTTGCCTTCGTGACCGCATACAACTCTGCCATCGCAACCAAGGCTAATCCTATCATCGCAGCCGAGATTGTCAAGGGTGACACCTACGCAAATCCCGTTGTTGTGGTGAATAGCGAGAGCAATCCCGTAAACACCAAGGAGGTCGCATCCGAGTAGTCAATTCCCTTCCCCGAAAGGGGAGGGGATGTATAACCATTAAAGAGAAAGAATTATGGCAGCACCTACTAAAGAAAGTGTAACCGCAGCCATCGCAAAGTTCGTGACTGCGCAGGGCAATCAAGCAGGGCTTGAGGGTCTTGACCAAATCTTGAAGGACATTCTCACTCTTATTCCCGATGAGGAATAAGGTGGAATAAACTAACGAATTAGGGGGTGGAGGGATTGACTGTCACCCCCTTTTTATTATCTTTGTCGCATTATGTATAGATTGAGAGAAATAATAGAAAAGTTTTCATCCTTGGTAGGATGGAAAGACACAGATACCCTTTCGCAGTCCGAAAGTGGGCTTTACTTCCAAGAGGCTCACCCTCTCTTGACACTCCGAGCAATGAGGGGCATAATGCCCAAAGACTTGCTCTCTCGCTACCCTCTGTACGAGATGGGTACGGAGTATGCAAAGGGAGTAAAGGTGCAGTCCAATGGGAAGTGTTACAGAAGCCTTGTGGACAACAACACCGCAGAACTGACAGACACCGCAAGTTGGAGGGAATATGACCTCCTTGAAGATTATCTCGCAGCCCTTACCGAAACTGGCATCAAGAAGGTACTTGCCCGATTCATCGGAGAGAAGGTCAAGGGTATGGAAACGAGAAACCTCGTGGACAGAAGGACACTCTTTGACGGAGCAGGCAGGAAGGAAGGCAGGAATCCTAACACTGGAAGGCTTGTCGGGTTTGAGTTCAATCCCATAAGAGCCAATGGAATCACCACCACACTCAACAAAGTTGGTATGCAGTTCACTGGCAATGTAGGCACGGTGAAACTCTACCTTTTCCATTCTTCGCAGAGCGAGCCAATCGCCACCAAGGAAGTAGAATATACCTCCGAGAAGGGTAGTTTTATGTGGTTTGACCTTGAGGAATGGGTTATGCCTTATGTGAATGACACCATCAATGCAGGTGGCAGTTGGTATGTAGTCTATGACGAGGCTTCACTTGCAGATTATATGCAGAGCATCAACTTCGGCAAGGACTGGAGCAGAGAGCCTTGTGGCACTTGCAACAAGGGAGATATTCAGTTGTACCGCCTTATGCTCAAATATCTCACCATTTCGCCTTTCTATGTCGCTATGAGCGATTGGGACGGAGAACTTTGGGACATTGAGGACAATGTTTACACCTACGGCAACAACTACGGCTTGAACTTTATGGTCACTATGGCTTGCGATGTGACGGATGCCATCCTTGCGGAGAGTTTCAATTTTGCAACTGCCATTCAGTTGCAGGTCGCTACGGAGGCTTTGAGGGCATTGGCACTCAATCCAGAGGTCGCAGTGAACAGAGTGCAGGCGAATGCCGATAGGGACAACATTCTGTTTGAGTTGAGCGGAAACGGGCAGGGAATCAAAGGGCTTAACGGAGAACTGGAGAGAGCCTACAAGGTGCTTGAGATAGACACCAAGGGGCTTGACCCGATTTGTATGGGATGCCACAACAAAGGAGTTCACTACGGCTCAATATGACACTGAAAGAGTTACATAGCAAGTTGCAAGACCTCACCCTCGGTGACTTGGGTGAGGATTTGTACGGCTATCTCCAAAAGTTTTTCTCTATGCAGGAAACCAAGGAGCGGATGCTATGGCTCAATCAGCACCAAAACTACGACCAACAAGTATGGAGGGACGGGACACCCAAACCGACCTACGCACCTTCGACACTGGAGAAGCGAGAGGCTTGGGGCTTCTTCATTCCCTCATCCAAGAGATATGTCGCACACGAAACGGGGGAACTGTTCCGTTCTATGGGAGTATTGGTTACTCCCGATTCCGTTGCGATAGTCTGTACTACGGATTCTTCCATTGCGGAAGATATTGACTTTATGGAGGGAACGAGCCAAGTGTGGGGCATCGAAGGTGATACCCACATTGAGGATTACTTCGACCTCTATGACCCCGAAGGCAACACCCTCGGCTTGACGGAGGAGAGTTTTGAAACATTGAGGGACGATATGGTAAATTCAGTATTGACACAACTAAAAGCATACATAAATGGATAGAGTTCAGCACAAGACTAACCCCAAACTCTTTGACAAGGAGGTTTTGAAGATACAAGAGGCATTGGCGGATGCCTTCCCTTGGTTGGATTATTCCTTGGGAATCTGCGAAACCCTCACAGAAGTCAAGAAGGGAAGGAAATACACAACCCCTAATATCTATGATGGCAGGGGGCAGTACACACAGATTATGCCCTGCGAGGAACTGGGCAACTTCTCATTCTTCACCCTGCGTGACCCTCAAGAGATGGGCAAAGGCTCAAATCTCGTAAAAAGTCCTTTTTCGCTCATTATATGGTATGATACGAGGAAAGTATCACTTCCCACCGATGAGCGCAATACAGAGGAAATAAAGGGGCAAATACTGGGTGTTTTGAATCAACTCCGATTCCCGACACTCCAAATCAACCGAATTTACGAGAAACCGCAGAATGTTTTTGCGGATTTCTCCTACGAACATACCAACAATCAGTTCTTAATGTCCCCATTCGCAGGATTGAGGATTGACGGAATGATTGAAGCGAGAATCCCTTGCATAACAAAAACAACATCACTATGACTTATATTTGTCCACAAACCATTCCTGCAATCCCTAACCTCAAATGCAAGGTTAATTATGGGCAAGTGCAGAAGATTGCCTTTCAGCGAATAGGCAATGAGTTTTCATCCCTTAATCCTATCCAAGACAAGGCTTCTTGGACGAGATTCCTTTCTGCGATAGACGAAACAAAACTCGTGATTACCCCCTATGTGGAAGCCCCGACCTCGGAAGGAGGGGACGAGCGCACCTTCGGCAGTGGTAACCAAGTCCTTGACGGGATAGAGATTATCATGGGCATAAACCCAGTCAAGATGTCCTTTGCCTTGAGGCACTATCCGCAGGATATTATCTCCGCCCTTAAGGTGCTCACAAGGGTTAAAGACCTTGGGGTTTACTTCTTCAACGGCAATGGGCAGATTCTCGCCTTGAAAGAAGATGATACCTACAAGCCCATTCCAATCCGCTCTCTCTTTGTGGGGGATTTGGTGCTTCACGGACTTTCGCAGCCCGACAGAAACACTATGTCTTTCTCTTTCAAAGCGAACTATTCCGACAAGTTGGTAGTAGTCACTCCGAATTTCAGCCCTATCAATGACCTTGAGAACATTGATGTCCATATCGGAGATGGCTCATTCAGTTTGGCATTCAACCCAAGTTTCGATATATGATAGAGTTTGTCTGTTATGTGCTTTTGGTGGCACTTGCCGTAATGTTTTTACGGACACTGGCTATGAAGTGGGGGATTCTCGAATGGTTGCAGTTCAATGCGCCAAACGAGTTCTTCCACAAACTCTTTACTTGTGAGTTCTGCCAATCTTTCCATTTGGGAATGATTTTATCCATTCTTCTTGCTATCTTTGTGGGGAAGTGGTATTTGATTTTTGTGCCCTTTTTTAGTTCAAGCATAAGATGGTGAATAAAGAAATAAACGGACATAAGGTGATATTCTATGATAGTGTGGAGGACTTGCCCGTAACCCAATTTCATAGATATAGTAAGTATTTATTGGTAGAAGGAGGAATTGGGGACACTATTCAAGACATAGATAGACACATCACGAGAATCATTAACTTCTTGAATGACACCAAAAAGGCATACCAAGAAATTTTGAACCTGCGCCAATGCCTCTATGTGGTGGCAACGGAGCAGGATGTTCACAACAAAGCAACCCTTTGTTTGGTCAAGAGTGTGGACGGAAAGGATTGGACGGACTTCTCGGATAGTGGCTTGGATGAACTCTACAACCTCTTGAATGGGGCAACGCAGAGGGAACTCAATGAACTTGCTATGGAGGTTAGGGGCAGGATAGATGAAAATCTCCTCCAGTACTTCCCGAAGGTCTTTGAGGATTCCACACAGAAGAACTACATTGACCTCTTAAGGCAGAGGGCAGTTCTGCAAATAGGGGAGATAGTCAATGGTGACGATAACGAGGCGAAAATCCAAGGGGTCACCGAGAAGATATACCAAATGCAGAATCCCAAGGGATTCACTGGCGCAGAAAGCGAGGAAATCCGCTTCGATAAGCAGTTTGAGGATATGTGCCTATTGATGGCAAAGGAGTTCGGTGGTGGAATAAAGAAGTACACCACAATGGAGTTCTATACCGCCTTTGAACGGCTTACGAGGCAGTACAACGAAACCAAGAAAATAAGGAATAGGAGGAAATAGAAATGGATAATCCGATTAGGTTTAGTGACTTGTTTGGAGAGGACATCCAAAGCGGACTGGATGCCCTAATTGCGCAAGTCGGGCAAGTGGAGAGCAGTATTCTCTCTATGCTCAAAGATGTAAAGAAAGAGGCTTCGGGAATTGCCGATGCCCTCTCGGGAACTTCATCAGCCACCAAGGGGGATAGGGATGCAACCTCGCAGTACGCAGCCGAGATAGAGAGGCTTCACGCAGAGAATAAAAAACTCGTCAAGAGCCTTGATTCCGTGCAGAAGCAGTTGAAGAATATGAAGGATGCCAAGAACAAGGATAAGAACGAAACAATCAATCTTTCCCAGTCTTATGAATCCCTCGCAGACCTCATCAAAGAAACTGGGGTCAATGTTGAAGAATTGCTCAAGTCCGACAGACAACTCTCTATCGCAAAGAAGAATGGAGAAACCGCTAACGGCTCTCTTGCAGGCTCGTATAACAAACTCTATGCCCAGTACAACCTTGTAAAGAATGTTCTCAACGCAATGGGCGAGGAG